CATGATTTTCGAGGATGGCGATCCGCTGATTCAGTTTCCCGATCTCCATCAGACGATGCCCTCCCTCTGTGCGAATAACAGCGCCCTGAGTGTCAGCGTCAGCGCATGATAATCAGCAGTATTACGGTTTTCATAGAGGTAAGATACAGTATACAGCATAGCCTGCCGGGAGGTTTCCTCATTTTCCGCTAACTGCTTTTCTGTCATGCGCCCCACATCCATCACGAGCCGCTGTGCCGTATCGATCAGAGTGAGGATGAGCTTGTCATCATCACAATGGTCAACACGGAGGTAGTTTTTTGTTTCAGGCAGTGTGATCAGATTCATTGATCTGCCCTCCGTTCTTATCAGCCGTTGCCGCCGGTGTTACCGCCAGTCGTGCCGCCGCCCGCGGTGTTGGACTTAGTGCCTGCCATCTTGAGAACCTTGACGGACTCCGGAAGGATGAGACGACCGTCCACACGCTGGGTGGTAAGGAAGCCGACCTGATCAGTGCGGGCATAAAGCTCGTTGAGACGGCGGAAGGTGCGGTTCTGACGGTCAGCGACCCAATAATTCTTCATGTCACCGAAGAGAAGAACACGCTCGCCCTTGGCGATACCGGGCATGAAGGAGGAAGTGCGGATGGGGCGACCAAGCAGTGTATCCGGTTTTGCAATGTCGAGCGACGGCTTCCAGAGGTAGTTGTCGTTCTTGTCCTTCAGCTTCATGAGCTGAAGCAGGATGGTCTCATTGCAGACGAACTGTGCGTTACGGCGGTAGGGAGACTTGAGGCTGTAGTAGAGGTCGAACACCTCGTCAAAGGTGATCGCCGTCTGGGATGCCGCAGTCACGCCCAGTTCTGCGCCGCCGGTCTCATCGAGGATACCGAGGGGCTTTTTGTCGCCGTCGCCGGTGAAGAAGGCACGCTCCTCGGCATTGCCCATTGCAACACCGAAACGTGCAGCGATATACGATGCGAGGTCGAACGCTGAGTCGTGCAGAAGCTCGTTGCTGATCTTGATCATCGTGCCGAGCTTATACGCAGACAGCGTGGTCTGACCGAAACGGGTGTCGGTCTCCGGGATCTCCTCGCCCTCATCGATCCACTGCGCCTCCATCGTATCGTTGGCGATAGGGATCTTGCGGGTGCCGCTGTTGGTCTTGATGACGGTCGCCATCTGACGGAAGATGTTGTTTTCCTCCAGTGCCTGGATCAGACGGCGCTCGAACTCATCAGGGACAGTGTATCCGCCCTCGGTGTCCTCGCCGACAGAGAGTGCATTGCGGACTGCAAGCTGATCGCCCTTGTTGCGGATCATATCCCAGAAGGCGGACTTGTACTCATCGGTCGCGGTCGGATTTGCGGGCGGCGTATTCTTTGTGCCGGGAGCGTTGGTGACGGGCTTGCTGGTCGGAGCGGAAAGTGCCGCATCGAGGGCTGCCTGCTGCTCGAGGCGCTCGATCTCTGCGCCCAGTGCCTGCACTTCACCGGCCATTTTGTTGTACTGCTCCACTGCGGAAGCCTCCACGAGACCGTTCTCACCACGGTGCTTTTCGAGGAATGCCTTTGTCTGCTCCCACAGGGTATTGCGCTTGCTGCGAAGTTCCATGATCTTGCTCATATCTTTTTCTCCGTTTCTGCCGGATATCTCCGGCGGTCATAAAAATACAGCCTGCTTATCTCAGAAAAGCAAGCTGCTGTTTCAGAATTTCATACGGCATTGCGCCGTCAGCGGTTTTGCCGTCCATGCCAATCACAGGGATAGTCACAGTCGGTGCTGTATCCGTCAGCCCTTCCTCGGAAGGTTTCTGTGCATCATCTGCCTTGCCGTCATCGGGCGGCTCTGTGCCTTCGGGTGCTGTGGAAGCGGTGATCTTTCCCAGAATGGTCTGTCCCATGACACGGGTACTGTACTCCCAAAGGGCATCGCCGGTGTCCAGCTTGAACGGCTTCTTTTCGGTCTCTTTCTTTTCATCGCCCTCATCGTCACCGCCTTCCTGATCGGGCTTTTCAGGCTCGTCCGGATCGTCAGGCTCCTCCTTCTTGTCCGGTTCGGGCTTTTCGTCAAAGAGGATCTCATCTGCAAAGCCCAGCTCGACAGCCTTTTTCGCATTGATCCATGTCTCATCGGACATGAGCTTGCTGATGCGATTTCGGGAAAGGCCCGTCTTTGCGGCATAGGCGTTGATGATGCTCTCCTTGACCTCGTTCAGCGTTGCAATGGCTTTTTCCATATCCTTTGCATTGCCGAACGCAATAGTAGAAGGGTCATGGATCATGAGAAGTGCGGTGGGAGACATCTGCACAGTATTGCCTGCCATTGCGATCACACTCGCAGCAGAAGCCGCGATACTTGCAATTCTGACAGTGACATTGTGCGGATAGTCGCGGATCATTGTGTAGATCTCCGCAGCGGCGAAGACGTTACCGCCCGGCGAATTGATCCAGAGCGTGAGATCACCGTCTTCGGCATACAGCTCATCTCTGAAATCCTGCGGCGTGATCTCGTCACCCCAGAAGGAATCCGAGTCGATCGGTCCCTCCAGGCGGAGTACTCTGCCACCGCTGTCATCGTGGATATAGTCCCAGAATTTCGGCATTTACATCCCTCCGTTTCGTACTTTCTTCCTGCGCCTTTTCCGCAGGAATCTGTCATCGGTCGATTCTTCATCCGGTTCGTCCTGTTCCTCTGTATCTGTCTGCTCCGGCTCGTCCAGATCGTATGCGGCACCTGCATCCTGCAGCTTATTGTAGCTGCCGTTGAGGTAATAATCATCACCGCCGAGATCGTGCGGAATAAGATCCATGTTTTCAAGCCTGCGCACATCATTCGGGCTCATAAAGCCGTTGCCGACACCGATCGCATAAGCGTTCATTCTGCTCTGATAGTCGCCGCGCATCAGGCCGTCCACATTGAATTTCGGGAAATATACATCCTGTTCCTCCTCCAGCAGAAGGTCTTTGATGATGCCTTTTTCAATGCGGATGATCCACGGCATGAGCGAATACTGCACGAATGCGATGCCCTGATGCTCGATGTTATTGAAGGTGCTGCGCTTCAGATCCTGTACCAGATGGGGCGGAACCTGAAACATTCGGCATATTTCCTCTACATCGAATTCACGGGTGGATAGGAACTGTGAATCCTCCGGCGGCAGCGAGATCGGCTTATACTGCATACCTTCTTCGAGAACGGCGATACGGTGCGCATTGCGGGAACCGCCGTACACTCTCGTCCAGTTTTCACGGATCTTTTCGGGATTTTTCAGCACACCGGGGTGCTCCAGAACACCGGCAGGCTGCGCTCCGTTTTTGAAGAAGGCGCTGCCGTAACGCTCCACCGCCATTGCTGCGCCCAGCGCATTTTTCATCATCGCAATGGGTGAAAATCCCACAAGACCGTTGAAACCCAGACCGGGAATGTGCAGTATCTCATCTCGCTGAAAGATGATATCCTTGTCATGCTCACCGGGCTTTTCATCGGTGTATGCGTGGTAGGTGTAGATCAGGTCACCGCTTTTTGGGTCACGGTCGATCTCCACGTTCTCGGGGAGAAGCGGATACAGACCGACGATACCGTTCTTGCCGTCACGGACGATCTGTGCATAGGCGTTGCCCCAGAGCAGCAGATGACACATCAGCGCTTCCCAGAATGAGAATGAACTCATTTCGGGATTTGGCTGCCGATACAAGATTTTATACAGCGGATGATCGGTAGCGCGTTCCTTATCCTCACCGGCACCTGTATATCTGTACAGATGCAGCGGAAGCCCTGCAATCGTATTGGAAAGCAGTCTCACGCAGGCGTATACGGTAACGATCTGCATCGCGGTTCGTTCGTCAACACGCTCTCCGCTGTGTGTCATGCCGAATACAAACATATTACCGGAATCACGGACATTGTCCCGGATATCCGGCAGTGACGGCGCATCTCTCGGCTTATTGAAGCCGAGCCAGTTGAGCAAGCCCATCTGCATCCCTCCTACAAAACGATCAGGTCATGATCGGGTTCGTCATAGACACTGCCTTGCATTTCATGGCGGATCACTCGGTCGAGTGCCATGATCCATGCGACAATGCCGTCAATTTTTTCAGTACTTTTCTTTTTGCTCGGTTTGATATTCTCTGCCGCGTCAATTTCAGCGACCACATTTCCTGCCATCCATCTGAGAACGGGATTGCCGCCGTGAACGAACATACCTTCGAGTATGAGCTTGTACAGCTCCTTCATCGGCGGTGACATATCCTTGAATCCCATGCCCATCGGCACAACGGTAAATCCGTCACCCTCAAGGTCTGTGATCAGCTGTGTGGCGTTCCAGCGGTCTGCTGCAATTTCCTTGATGTTATACATGGTGTGCAGTTCGTTGATCGTTTTACGAACAAAGTTATAGTCCACCACATTGCCCTCTGTGATATGAAAAAGTCCCATGCGCTCCCAGACATCGTAGGGAACGTGGTCTCGCCGTACACGGAGGTCAAGTGTTTCTCTTGGCAGCCAGAAGTGCGGGACAACGATGTATTTGTCGCCCTCAGTAAGTGGCGGAAATACCAGTACGAATGCCGTAATGTCGCTCGTACTCGACAGGTCAAGTCCGGCATAGCACTCTCTGCCTCGTAGCTTTTCAAGGTCGATTGGTAGATTTCCTCTGTCGTAGATATGCTCCGGGATCCAGGCAACCGCACTGCCGACCCACTGATCGAGTCTGAGCTGCCGGAATACATTTTCTTCTGCCGGATTTGTCAGTGCCTCTCGATGCGCATCCCGCACACGGTCGATGGTGATGGTGTGTCCCAGCGACGGATTTGCCTTGTACCAAGATTCCTCGGAATTCCAGTCATCGTCGTCATCCAGTCCGTAGATCACGGGATAGAAGGACGGATCGATGCGTCTGCCGTCCAGAATATCTTTTGCTTTGGTGTGGTATTCGTAGCAGATTGAATTTCTATCAGTTCCCGCTGTGGTAATAAGGAAGTACAGCGGCTGCGTCCGGGCATCGCCGGAGCCCTTTGTGAGAACATCCACAAGGCTGCGGTTCGGCTGCGCGTGCAGCTCGTCAAGTACCAGACCGGATACGTTCAGGCCGTGCTTTGTGCCGACCTCTGCCGAAAGCACCTGATAGAATCCCACATTGCTGTAGTTCACCAGACGTTTTGTTGCCGACATGATCTTGGAGCGTTTCAGGAGCGCCGGCGTCATTTCCACCATGCGCTTTGCAACGTCAAAAACGATGGAAGCCTGCTGCCGGTCAGCGGCAGCACCGTAGACTTCGGCGGACGGCTCGTTATCGGCGTAAAGCAGATACAGTGCAATTGCCGCCGCAAGCTCACTCTTCCCGTTCTTTTTTGGAATTTCGACATATGCCGTGCGGAATTGTCGGGTATCATCTTCTTTGACCACACCGAAAATATCCCGGATGATCTGCTCCTGCCACGGCAAGAGCCAGAACGGTTTTCCTGCCCAGCGGCCTTTGGTATGGCAGAGGTTTTCTATAAAGCGAACAGCCCTGTCCGCTTTTGCCGCATCATAATGGGAATCCGGCAGCATGAAGCGTGTGGGCTGATAGTCGGTGAGTTTCGGATAGTTCGCAGGTCTTTCTCTTGCTTTTGCTGTTCTTGCCATTAGCCGCCTCCCAGAAGTGCATCCATATCGTCAACAGCTGCGTCCTTCATATCTGCACCGGCAGTGATACGGCTTCTTGCCGCCGGAGTCAGTCCGAACTGCTCTGCGATCTTATTCATGATCTTCAGATAGGTCTGTGCAATACTGACCTGCGGGACTTGCTGCCAGTAGCCGGATTTCGTTTTCACGATTGTGCCGTGCTGCGTCATAAATTCCTCGGCTTCCTTCCAGCGGGCGTATGCCTGACAATAGGATGCGAATGCCGCCTGATCGACTTCGGTCAGCACACCGATCGCTTCAAGTTGTTTCGACAGCCTGCGCCATTCCTTTTTCGCTTCGGGCTCCAGCCACTTCGGACAGGGCGGCGCTTTGCGTTCCGGCTTCGGTTCATCTGCGTTCAGCGGTCGCTTGCCGGGATTTCCTTCCAGTTCCTTAATTGCTGTAGGCTTTGGTTTTCTGCCTCTCTGAGCCATCCGCATCACTCCTTCCTGTAAAATGTGCATAAAGAAAAGGCCTGCGATCTGCAAGCCTCTCCTATGTATGAAACCACCATGTTTACTTGTTCAGCGCATCGAGCATGATTGCCGCACCGTTTCGGAATCCTTTTGTGTAGCTGTCCTCTGAAGAAATCGCTTCCATCTGATGGTGAATATCCACCAGTTCCTCCAGTTCTTTCACGGCTTCTTCGGACAACTGCTTTTTTAAAGACTCGAAAAGTTGCTCGGCATGCTTACTCAATGCATCAAACTCTCCAGCGTTTACTGTGATTTCGGTCGGTGCGCTGATTTTTCCACGATAAATATCGCTGATTGCTCCCATGTTTTCACCTCCCTTCGCAGCGGAGGAAAGAGCAGAGGGCAGCCCTTTGGCTGCCGTGCCCGTATGCTGCTCAGTTGAACTTTTTCAGGAGCATCTCAAGTACTGCCTTGGTGTCTCTATCTGCCGCCTTGATGTCCATCCCTCGGTCGTAGTTGAAAACTGTTCTGCCGCCCCGCTCGATCCAAATCTTTGAGGCTCTGCCCTCGTTGTATCCGAATTCGCTGGGTTCCTCAAAATGCTTGACTGCGTATCTGTACGCCTTTCCGTTGTAGGTGATGGTATCCTGAGTCCACATAGTGTTTTCCTCCGCTTTTCTTGTTTTCGGCTCGGTTTCCCGTTCCGTTGTACACAGTATAACTCTTTTTCGCACATATAGCAATAGTGAGTAATCACGATCATTTCTGGCTATATTCCGCGTTTTGTTGTGTACATTATGGCTTTTCGCAGGAGGCTCACAAACGCGCCGTGTGGGCGGCTTTCTGCGTGGGGCAAGTTATCCGCAGAAAAGCCGTTAGCCCCCACACGAGCGAACGTGGTGCAAATCAGGGCTTGCTGTTCCTGCCCAGTTCGTATGCACGCTCCAGCATCTGGCTGACCTCTCGCAGGCTGATACCGGGGAAATTATGCTCAGCATTGGTATCATCGTAGGGATCATCCTTCTCACCGTAAGGTGTCAGACCACCGGCAAATCGGATGCCGTAGGATTCTTCTGTTGCGATCTGCTCCAGAGCATTTCTCGTTTCGTTATCCATGTATGCGCTCCTTTCGGGATGCCGCCCCTCCGAAGAAGGGCGGCTCTTTTTTTTAGTCGGCGAAGTTCTCAAGGTAGTCGGTGATTGCTTTTGCAATCCTGGTGTAGTCCGCTGCTGTGGGATTGTAATTGTACCATTCGCTCTCCCCGCGGTAAGTCCATGCGTGAATGGTGTCTTTGCCTGCCCAGTGGTCGCTGAAGCGGATGACGATCTCGTCGATCTTGCCTTCGTTGCGGTTCAGAACCGTGATTCGGATCGCAGGGTAGTTTTCTGCAACCCCAAGCGTTGTGAAGGCTGCCTTCACCGTCGTGGTCTCCGTCAGGCGGGCAATGCAGGCTCGGCCGACCAGCTTGGGGTTCTTCAGCAGGCTGACCTTTGCGGTCATTTTCTTCAGTTCGGTTTCAAAAAAGTTCATGGTGTTTTCCTCCGTTTTGTGTATTCGGTGCGGTTCCCCGTTCCGTTGTACACATAGTAACTCTTTTCGCTCGATATATCAAGATGGTAAAACAACAGATCAGAAAAGGCGTATTTTCGCAGGATTTGTACATATTATGCCAGGCTCACAATCGCACACAGATGCGCCGTGTGGGGCTTGTAGCGCTGGGGCATCCGTATGCCATCCTGCCTGCACCCCTGCCGTAGGGCGGCGCTGTGCCGCCCCGGTGGGGCGACCGACTCATCTGCCGGTCATCCATTCCCATTCGCTTTCGCAGGCGGCTTTGTAGTCCGCATCGAAAAGGGCGTCGTCGTCAATCCATTCGGTTTCGTAGTCGATCTCCTCGATGCCCTCGAAGGTCGTGCCGTTTGCGGCTGCGTCCTCCTGCGCAAGGCTGTCGGCGTTCTCCTCAACCCAAGCTCTGAAGTCCTCTGCGTCGAGGTCTTCCTCGTTCTCGATTTCCAGTTCGTAGCCCTCGTCCTCGGTGTCGTACCAAAGGATCGTGGCGTTTCTGATCGCCTCGCGCTCGTTCCAGTCGTCTCTTCCTGCCATTGCTCTTGCCTTTGCCAATCCGTAGCTGATCATTGTTTTTTCCTCCGCTTTTCGTTGTTTTCGGTGGGCTTTGCCCTTCCGTTGTGTACATATTAACTCTTTTAGCGAATATTATCAAGCGGCTAAATGTACAGAAGAAAAACGGCGGATTTCCGCAGGAATTGTACATATTATGACGGACAAAAACAGCACCGGAAACCGGTGCGGAGGTGGGGCAGAACCGTAGCTCTGCCCTTATGATTTCACAACATAATGCGGATGCCTTCGACCTCGTAGTCATCCATGACGTGGTATTCCGTATCGTTGCGGGTAATGGTATCCAGCCCGTAGACCGTGCATCCGAGCCTGCGCATCTGGTGGAGCGCCTCGATCAGTGCGGTGCTTTTTGCAGTGACCACGAAGGTTGTAACTTTTGCGATGCGTAGCGTGGAGAGAAAATCCTCCATGTCGGACTCGCCCGGAAGGTCGGTGACCTCAAATTCGCTG